AACGACAACACAAGGTTTCTTCCGCATCAATGATGTTATCTTTCTTGGTAATGGTGGAAACCTTGGGCTGATTACTGTTGCTAACGGTGGTACTAACTACGCAGGTATCCGTGCAGGTGATGGGCGTAACCAAGCATCTATCTACACAGTCCCCGCTGGAAAATGCTTCTTTCTGTATCGCCTAGACGCTTTCTCAGCAGATAGTACTGCGGCCAAGCCGGGTTTGTTTAAGAACTTGACTATCACCTCAACAGGCCAAGTGTTTGATGTGGCTCGTACTACTTTCTACAGTAACATGAATATCCAGCGCCGTATGCCCTTTAAGTATGACGAAAAGACTGACATCCAACTTCAACTTTCTACTTTTTCTGGTACGCACGAGATGAACGTCTTGCTGAAGGTGTTGTTGTAGATCAGTCCGTATTAAACACATAAGGAAATACTATGTATGATCCTGATACACTTCCAACTGAGGAAGAAATCAACAAGAATGTGGGAGGCCAGCACTACCGTGAGTGAAACAACCAAGGCTTATGAAGCCATGAAGATTATCAAGATCGATGAAGACCAACGTATTATCTACGGTTGGGCATCGGTTACCACCTATAAGGGCGAATTGATCGTAGACCTTCAGGGTGATGTGATTAAAACAGATACGCTACACAAATCAATCAACGAGTTTATGAAGGGTGTACGAGTTGGGAAACTCAATCACTCAGGTGAGCAGGTAGGGCAGATCGTCCACTCGTTCCCCATGAGCAAAGAGATTTGTGCAGCACTAGGAATCCAGTCTGACAATGAGGGTTGGATCACTGGTTACCATGTAACTGATGATGCCCTCTGGGATAAAGTCAAGTCTGGTGATTATGCGGAGTTCTCCATTGGAGGCCGCGCACAGAAACAGGAGTTCTAATGCCCACTGAACTTATTAACCTTGAACTGGACGAATTGAGTTTGGTTCCTAAAGGAGCTAACCCAATGGCGAAGGCTCCTATTTTCAAAGCTCTTAATGGAGACGATATGACTGACGAACTAGAAAAGATGGCACCTGAGATGGACGCCAAGATCAAAGAGTACATGAAAGCTAAAAGTTGTGATCGCAAGACCGCAATGGATGCTCTTATGAAGTCCTTTGACGAAGTAGAAACCCTCACAGCAGATGTTGAGAAGCTGAAGGTAGAGAACGAGCGTCTACGCAAGTCTTTCCTTGACGAAGGCTACTCTATCGAAGCTGACAAAGTAACTAAAGCTGTTGTACCTGAGTATGTAACTTATGAAGGCGAGCAGATCAACAAAGCTGACATTCCAGCACCAATCCTTAAAGCACTAGAGACCGCAGAAGTAGAAAAAGCTGATGCTGCTCTTACTAAACGTGCTGAAGCAACCCTGCCACACTTTGATGTAGCTACAGCCAAAGGTCTGCTCTCTGCTGTAGACAAGATGGACGATACTGAAATCCTCATTGCTGCACTTGAAGCTGCTGATAAAGCCTTCGCAGACAAGATGGAAGAGTTTGGTAAGTCGTCTGCTAAAGGTGATTTTGCTTCCCCTAAAGATGCTCTTGATGCACTCGTAAAAGAGTACAAAGAAACACACAGCGTAGACTACCACAAAGCTTACGCAGAAGTAGCTAAAACCGAAGATGGTAAGGCGCTTATTAACAAATCCTACAAAGACAAGGAATAATATCATGGCTGTAATGCAATCACGCGACAACCGTACCTTTGAAGCTGGTGGTGATCTCTCCGCTGGTCAATTCAAGTTCGTAACTCTAGCTGCTGACGGTCAAGTTGACATCACGGCTGCTGCTGGTGGCAATGCCATTGGCGTCCTCTTGAATAACCCTGCGGCTGCTGGCCGTGCTGCTACCGTTTGTGTATCAGGTTCGGTTATGATTACTTGTGGTGGTGCTATCACTGCTGGTGACCAAATCCAATCCGATGCCTCTGGTGATGCTCTCTTGGCTGCTACTGGTGACGTTGTTCTTGGCTATGCCCGTGAAGACGGTGTTGATGGTCAAATCATCGAAATGGAATTCATCACTGGCGGCAACGTAGCAGCCTAATAACGCATAAGGAATAACAATATGCCTCTTCTAACTCCTAGTGCTGTTCACATTGACCAGCCACTGACTAACCTGACGATTGCTTTCAACCAAGAGCCTTCCAACTTCATTGCAGACCAAGTGTTTCCAATGGTGTCGGTCTCTAAGCAGTCTGACAAATACTACGTCTACAACAAAGACGACTCTAACCGTACTGGCAACGTCAAAGTATTGGCCCCACGTACTGAAGTAGAGCGTATTGGCCTG